AAGTTGTCAGCAATTCTGAAACGTAGGTTCGGGCCGTCGCTAATAATCGCTGATTTATAAATCTGCCATTCTTGAGTGGTTGCAGGTCCTATAAGCGGCCATTGTGACGTTCTATCCCACTCCGTCTGGGGTATTTGTCTGCCCCAGTCACTTGGTAGGGCGTATTGTGTCTGCCCCTGAACCGTAGTAAAGCTGTGTTCAGTATTCAGCCTTTGCCACTCGTACTGGCGGGAAAGGTCTCGCCCTAGTCGGTTGACCAAGGCAAGTAGTTGTATGATCTGCGGGTCATTGTTCCCGATAACCAATGTCGGGCGGCTTACACCCAGTTCACCAGTAACCTGCTGCACTAGCTCAAGCAGGGTGTAATTCATAGTTAGCCCTCGACGGTTTCGGTTTCTTTACGTGGTCTTCCGCGTTTCACTTCCGGGTTTTCTAACGAGGCTTTGAGCGCTTCAAATTCATTACGTAACCGCTCGTTTTCGGCTTGTAGTGCGTTAATAGGCGCATTTCCTGCCGCTGCCGCTAGATAATCCCGCGCTTTCTTTCTCAATTCCATCCAGCCCATGCCCATTCTTTGCAATGCGCCATCGTTCACTTCAGCTAGATTTTCTACTGTTCTAATACCAAAATACTCGGCTTCTTTGCATTGCGACTTTGTGATCTGCGGCCACTGACTTAAAACCGTGCCAATCACTTCCCCCGCCATACCTGCCTCAAACTCACGCCATTTTTGCGCATACTTCTGCTTGTAGTGTGCGTCTGCTTTTACTTCTAAAACATTCAAACGATCACCGGGGTGTTGAATCCGAATGAATGGAATTTCCTTGTAAATCGGTCGGCCAGCTTTTTCACTTTCCGACTTCAATTCAACAGATTCCATGAAAAACTCGACAAAACTAGATTGAGGATTGCTCATATCTTCTCCGCTCAAAATTAAACAGGGGCAAATGCCCCTGCCCACTCAGTAAGTGACCCAGTTGAGACTATTACGTCCCAACAATCTCGCCTGACCGCCAGCCGCAACAGAAAACGCGGCGTTAGCTGACAGTGCGTTAATAGCACCGCCAGTTGCCGGGTAAATGTTGAGTGCGTTAGCGCCGAGGTTTTTAACAGTGACTTCTGCACCAGGTTCAGCCGGGGGCAAAATAACTCCGGTACTGGCTGCCGCTGTCGTTACTATGACATGAGCGCCAGTTACCAAAGTTGCCGTGCCTTGAGTTGAACCCGCGGCGGTCACGTTGTCCTGAATGTCGCCACACACCTGTTCGGTAAGTGCAGCAGCCATTCCGACACCCATACACCGTGAAGGGTAGCTCATACGTTACTCCTTAGACAGAAGCAGCAGAGAACCAGCCACGATCACCAGAAGCCATAGCAACCGCAGGTGAGCGGTAAGAACCGCCAGTTGCAGTCACTAGGAACGTGGTGGCGTTGACGGTACATACTGCTGTCGAAGCGGTAATGACGGCGTTAGCTTGGCCATAAACGTATCGACGACCATCAGAACCAAAGACCTGAGTGCCCAACTGCGGCGCGTCTTCTGCACCGGAAGCGGGGCCAACATCAGCGGCCAAGGTAATGGTATTCAAATCACACCCCGAAATTGGGGCTACGGAAAAAGGTGCAGCCATTTTAGTATCCTTTCAAAATTAGTCAGTCAGAACGCCTTGGAAGCGCGGGCCTGAACTTGTCACGTTACCTGCCCAACCAATCAGTCGAACCATTGAGTCCTGGTTGACCGACATACGGTCGCCACCAATAGGCACAAAGTTACGGTCACGGTGCGGACGGAAGAACAGGTATTTAGTATTCAGGAAATACATGCGGTTGGTGTTCAGCTGACCACCAATACCACCATCCAAAAACACATCGCAGTTAAAGCCAGCACCGAAGTATTTCAGGCTAGTGAAACCAGCGCCCGCCGAACTTTCGCTAGAAATACGCTGAATGGCTTGCAAGCTTTCCAGATAGAAACGATAGTAGTTGTTACCTGCCACGATGATATCGGGGCGGTCAGAACCACGCACTAACTGAACTGCTACTCGGTTCATGTACGATTGAATGTTAGCAGCCGAAGCAGCAGCACCGCCATCGGTCGTAGCATCAAACGCAATATTGCGCCAGAACGAGAAGTTGGCACGGTTGATACCGCCGTAAATACCCGAAGCTGGCGAAGCAGAAACAGCCAGAGCCAGACCAGTGATGTCCTTACCGCCGTTACCCGTACCGTCCGAGTAAATGCCAGCAGAAATATCGTTCATCAGTTGGGCTTCGGCAACCTGAATGCGGCCTTCTAACAAGTCAATGATCTGTTCCTTGCCGCTGTTTTGCAGCATTTCAAGGCCAGACATAGAGACAGCAGCAGCGTATTGCTTAATGTCAAACTGAGGGGCGCTAATCGGGCTGTTCGGGGTAATGTCGAGAATGTCATACCCAGAATACGAGCCAGCGTTCTCAGTAGTGGGGTCACTGTACATTACTTCCTGAATAATGACGTTACCGCCAGAAAACAGCTTTTGGTTGCCGCGTTCTTTCAGTTTGTAAAGTAATGCGTTGTTGTTGGTACAGTTATCAGCCAGCGTACCAGAACGTGACTGAATAGTGGTTGCGACAATGTCGCTTAAATTGGCAAACGTAGCCATGACAATCCTTTCTGTTAAGAATCAAATTGCGCGGCGAGAATATCTCGCAGCGAACCTTTACTACCGGGCTGAACCCCAGAGGAAGCTGGACTAGAGCCTTTTACACTCACTGCGGCGGTTCTCGCCTTCTGAGCTTGGGCTTGTTCTAGTGCTTTTTTCTGAGCTTCGGCGCGTTGCTGATCTAACAGGGATTGCCTGATGTCGGGACGCATCCAGACAGCCATTTCATACGCTTCTTGTAAATCCTTGGCGCTGCCGGTTTCCAGCAGGGTAGCCATTTCATTACGCACTGCGTCAAAGTGCGGGCGGTCAGGTGTAGCAAATGACGCTAACTGCTCTTGCGCTATTGCTTGTTCCTGTTGCCTAGCCTGATTTTGCCACATTTGTTGCTGATTACGCAACACCTGTAACTCATTCATTAAGTATTGAGTTTGCGGGTCAAGTTGGGGCGGTTCTTGAACTTGGTTTAAGTCGATGTTGTATTCTTTTGCCAGTTGAGCGAAATACTGCGCCTTTGTCACCGGGTCTGACGTTCTCAGCGTCATATCGGCACGCATTAAAGCGTTGATAGCGGTCGGCGCATCTACGCCTAAACTCTGTAAATGTTGCTGATAGGGCGCTATTGCAGCATCATAAGCTTTCGCGCGTTCAGAATGGCCTTTAAACTCTGAAACGCCCTTATGAAAGTCAGATTCGCGTCGTTCAGCTTCTTGTGTTAGTAGCTTAATCTCTTCGGCAGTCAATGCCTCACCGCGGTCAGCCTTTAGGAAAGCTTCTTGTGCTGCGGGTTTCCAGCTTGACGGGGCTTTGCGCGGGGCGGGTTCTGGGGCAACTTCTGGCGTGGCTTCTGGTTCTTTCTTGGCAAATTTGCCATCCTCTGACCTGGCTCTCGGTTCTTTAGTTACTTCCGTGGTTACTTCGGGGGCAACCTCTGGCGCGACTTCGGCCTCTGTCGTTTCGTGTTGTTCGAGTGCGCTTTCTAGGGCTTCGGCTATGGTTGGCATAGTGGTTTCCTTTTAATAACCTTTTGAGTTCAATACTTCGGCAATAGTCCTGCGCCGGGCTTCCCGGTCGTCTGTCCGTTGCTGTTTTTTCATGTGGTGGTCGATTTCGTTTCCGATTTCGATCAATCCGTGACGTTTTAGATGTTCACGGTGCTGGCTTCGGCTGGTAATCATTTCGCCAGTTGCCTGACTTTGGTAAGGCTGAATGTCCGGCATTATCATCGGCGCGGAATATTCTCTGGAATAGAACTCTTCGGCGGGTATCAGTTCGCCGTTGTGCTGTATGTATCTTTGTCTGGGCATAGTCTCAGGCTATCAATAATAGGGTTTCTATATCTTCTTCCTCTTGCGCGATTTTAATCTGTTGTATTTTTATTGCAACAATTATTTGTTTTGCAATGTTTTCTGCTAATTTTTCATTGATTTTGAGCGTTTCTGGCTGAATTGAGGCATATTTTGGCGCGACTGTTGCCGCCACTTCTATAGCTTGTTCTGGTTCTTCCTCAATGAACTCTATGACTTCTTCAATGTCCGGGGTTTTGGTTTCCCACTGTTTTGCCCATTTTTTACGCCAAAACTCGTAATAATGGCCGCCTACTATTTCAGGCTGTGCCCCAGTATAGGTTAAGGTAGCGTTGTTGCCGCTGTAAGTATATACGCCGCCTTCGGCAATGATTGTGTAAGCGCCGGAGAAGGGAACATAGGTTAAATTAGCGTTATTGCCGCTGTAACTGTATGTGCCGCCATCAGCAGTAAGCAGTCGGTTATAAAGCAGGTTCGCATTATTGCCTGAGTAGGAATACACCCCACCGTCAGCCGTCAAAGTATAAGACCCGGTTGGCGTGTAAATTAAATTGGCATTGTTGCCACTGTAGTTATAAATTCCACCGTCAGCGAGTAAAACGCGGTTAAAACGTAAATCCGCATTGTTGCCAGAATAGCTGTATGTGCCACCGTCGGCACTTAATGTAAATGCACCTGCCGGGGTATAAATAAGATTGGCGTTGTTCCCGCTGTAACTGTACGTCCCACCATCCGCAGAAAGCGTAAAAGCCCCGCCCGTTGCTTCAACAATCGGCAGAATGCCTAGCTCAATCTGCGCTCCGTCAAATAACCGACGCGACCGCATAGCTTAGGTCTCGCCTACAAAAATTGATCCCGCAATCGGCATTGTCGCCGCGATAGACGTATAAATAATTGAAAGGCAAGCGTCTGGGTGATATTCATTCAACGCGCCCAGGAAATTCCCCGTCGAGATCGCGTCAAATTTGTTGACGCCCATCACATCATTCACCGCGAACATCGCCAGCGGCTTGAATAGGCACACGCCGAACAATTGCGTGTTGCCAGAAGCTGCAGCGATTGTGACACCTTCCACTGATCGAACGCCCGTATCCGCGCCTTCAAACGATATCGGGAGCAGCGATGCATTTTCACGCCAGCCGGTTCCAGCAATTTGCTGAG